CATATATGGAAGACTTACAAAAGGTTGAAGCAAACGCTGCAACCCGGAAAGTTACCAATAACTTCACGAGAACTGCAAATAGCTTTATTACCGAAATAGAAGAAATAGTTAAGGAAAGTGGTCTTGATTTAATGACTGCACCTGAACTAGCAGCATTTCGGGAATTATGGAGTCCTGCATATGAAAAGCAGGATTTGAGTGGCATCTATCAGGCTCATGCTGAATTCAATAGAACCATGAGAAGGATAGAAAGAGATCGTAGGTTAACTGAAAAAGATCAGCTAACTAAAGCCGCCGATGATCGGGTTAGAAGTTTTGCAGAGGAAAACGGGCTAAATGCTTTGGATTTAGATTCAACGTCATCAGCTCCGTCAACCGCAAGCGCAAACAATCTACTAACCAGAATGGGCGACTCTAACACTACGGTTTCCAGAGAAGAAATAGCACAAGCGGCTGAAGTGCTTAGAAAGCAGGGAATCCGCATATAGATTAAATTAGGAGTTTAATTATGGCATCAGGTAATACAACCACAGATGCTCTCGCTGATTCGATTCCTACAATGATAGCTTCTGCTCGAATTGTAAGAGAATTTGCGGGCGTAATGCCTAACCTAGTAGATAGGCAAAGACTTGACGAAAATACCGGTACTGTCTGGAACGAAGTTTCAATGGCGAAACTTAGCGCACAGGCTGTATCAGAAAACACAGAACTAGATAACCCACAGCAAATGGAAGACACTTTGTTCTCCATTACACCTACAGTTGTCGGAGTTCACACAGTTATAACAGACCGTGTTGCTATGAGAATAAGCTCTAACGCTTACGCTCAGACAGGGTCATTGGCACAAAATGCTATTGAGCGAAAGAAAGATCAGGACGGAATTACCGCAATAGACGGTGCAACTACAGCATTAGGTGCTGCAGGAAACGCCCTTGATTCCGGTGAGATCGCCGCTGCTGCATATCGAATTACATCGAATACAACAGAGCCTGCTCCTGCCAATGTTCCAATACACGCAGTTCACCATGGATTCTGCTTAAAAGACATTGATGACGAATTAATAGCATCAGGTCTAGACGCAAGTACAAGTGGTGCGCCATTAACAGATGGAATATCTGTTGAAGCCTACCAGAACCGCTACAGAGGAACTATCGCAGGCGCAAGACTCTACGAAGATGGAAACATATCCATTGACGGTGATGATGACGCTAAAGGCGGAGTTTTCTCACAAGCAGCTCTAGTACTTGTAGAAGGTCGATCACCATACATCGAGACCAAGCGAATGCCTGAACTCGGTGGCGGTGCTACAGCAATGTATCACTACGATGAATTCGCATACGGTGAAAGGTCTGCAGGTAACTGGCTATATGAAGTTATAGCAGATGCTACAGCCCCAACGAGTTAATGAATGACAGAAGGAAAGCGTGGTCTGAAAAGCATGGCCCCATTCCTAAAGGTTGGGTTGTACACAACATGAATGGAGATATGGCGGATAACAGGATTGAAAACCTTGCCGCCGTACCTCGTAAAACAGGAAATATATCAGAAGTAGTCGCTCCCTACAGGAAGCGTATAAGGCAATTGGAGCTAGAGCTTCAGAAGGAAAAAGAAAATGGCTACAGTTCAAGGACCGAGAGGTCAAATTGAAATATTTGAAGATTTCGTAGGTGCAGAAGTTCCTGTCGCATTAACTAATGCGTTTGGAAATATCGGATCCCTACGAGTAATTGGTGACGGACTTGCAGAAACAGACTCCGGAATAGTTTCACTAGATGCTGACGGAGTAAATGGTGTTGCACAGTTCACTACCACAAACGAAGACAAGCATGCAGCCGGTGTAACTACCGCTGCTATGTATGACGTAGGAAACATGGGAACCATAGTTGCTGAAGCTAGAGTTCGGTTACCTGCAGTTGCTAACAGAGAAGTATTCTTCGGACTAAGCGATGTCAATACAGACACCGTTTCTTTAGAAGATGATGTCTTTCACGGCAATGGCACAACTATAACTCTTACAGCATCTGACGGTGCAGGTTTCTTATTTTGCTCAGAACTAACAGACGCAACAGACTGGCACATGATCTATAACGGTGGAACCACAACAGGTGAAACCACATCTACATCTGTAGATGCAGATGATGTAGCTACTGCAGGAGAGTTTCAGATTTTGAGACTCGAAATTGCAGAGAACGGAACATGCCGATGGTATATCGATGGTGTTCTAAAGCAGACAAAAACAGGTGCTGTTTCAACAACAGTTGATATGGCAGTAATCCTGGTTGTCGAAGCAAAAACAACTACAGCACTAACCATGGATGTTGATTACTTCTATGTAAGAAGTGCTAGAGACTTCACCATTTAGGAGAGGTAAGTGGCAAAACTTGTTGAACTAGCCACATCGGAACTTTGGAGTCATGAGCCGTGCTATTACCTCTCTGAGATGAATAGGATGGGTCCTGATTCCAAAGGACTGAGAAGGTACCAGGCAATAACGGTTATTAGAAGTGACCGGAAAGTAAGGATGGAACGAGACATCGGAGATGCAAGACTCTTCGGTGAGCAGTTCCAACTTATATGTGGTGTACCTGACGGTAAAGGTGGAGGTGAAAGTCTATATACGGTGGAAGAAGCAATGCGTTTAGCACAGGACATGAATTTAAAACCACCACCCAAAACTGAAGTTAAGCCCAGAGACTGGAACAAAATCTTCTGGGACAACGTGGAAGAAAAAAACAAGTGGAAGAGAGGACAAAGTACATTTGGTCCCCTCTTTAAAAAGGAGCGAACGTAATGGCTGACGAACCTTCAGTACATGAAATGTTAAGAGATGCAGAACAGGCAGAAGAACCGGGAAATATGAAAATCGGAACTCCTATTGGTAATGCAAACGGAATACAGATGACGGCAACTGAATTAAGAAGTGCCGGCTATGTTTATGTTTACAACGTAAGAACAGGAGACCGAAGCACAGTTAACCGAAACATGCTTGAACAGCAACTTCAGAAAACTTTTGAAGACGGAACATATGCATTTACTACAAGAAAGCCTGAAGGGCTAGAACCTTCTAAAGGCAAAATTAAATGTATGTTACATGCAGATGACCCCAACAGAGAAAAATATAACTCTATGGGACTTCCTGTATGTCGTAAAGCAAACATCGTAGCTTCTCATGATTTAAGAATACATATGGAAAAAAGACACCGTAGAGAATGGGCAACCATTAACGGTGACGAAATACAAAAAGAAAAACAAAGGGAACTAGAACGTCAGGATAATCTGGCAGAAGCCATAAGATTGCTCGCTGAACGTGAAGCTCCTAGAAGTTCTGGCAATAACCAGAACAGAGGAAAAGGTAATGGCTAAGAATAATTTTTCTCCCATTCCTAGTTCTTTAGTAACTCATGCTGTTACTGATTCGGCAACGTCTTTGACAGTTCCCGATCAGGGTAATTATGCAGAGGGGTATGTCAGGACTAATTCCGTTGTTGAGACAAGGGATGGAACTGCACCTACCACAACTAAAGGCAGGCAATGGGCGGCAGGCGATATTATCGTTTTAAGATCCAGAGATGAAGTTACAGGATTTCAAGTCATCCGTGAAAATGCTTCTAATGCAGCAACCATAGACTTTGAATTCTGGAACAAAGTGCCAGGTATGAACTAATGGCAGGCGTATTATCATCAGGAGTATCAAAACCCGGAACTGGGGATATTGAAGGCGTCACAGCCGGAGACGGAATATCCGGCGGCGGCACTAGTGGCACAGTTACCGTAACTCTTGATTTGAGCGAATTATCTGCAGTAACGCCTGCCAATGGAGACTCCCTAGCAACTATAGATAGTGACGGTAGTACAGAACAATTAACTACTATAGCTGCTCTTGCAACATTGCTTGCAGGTGCAGGTTTAACTGCGTCTAATTCTGTTATAGGAGCTGACGACAGCACAGCTAGTGCTAAAGGAATTGTAATTGTCGCAGGTGGTGACGGAATTGCCGTAAGTTACAGTTCAGGTACAGCATCAACTGCTGTTGATTTAGCAACAAATAGTGGATTAGAAATCTCTAGTAACAAACTACAAATTGCTAAAGGAATTTCACAACATGACACAGCGCAATTTGCCGCAGGTGTAGTTGACGATGATTTCCTTAGAATTGACGGAACTACAGTAGAAGGCAGAAGTGCATCGGAAGTATTATCAGATATCTCTGCAGCTCCGGCTGCAGGTAGTTCTAATATAGTAACTACAGGTGCATTAGACTCAGGGTCTATCACGTCAGGTTTTGGAAATATTGATACTGGCTCATCTACTATTACAACTACAGGAGCGGTATCAACTGGAACTATAGCTGCCGGTGATGATGTAACTATAGCTGACGGTAAAGGTATCGTACTAGACAGCACTCCCGCTGATGATGCGTATACCGGGATTTATGGAACTTTTGCTAACGCAACTGGTTCTACCATTACAAAAGGTCAGGTTGTATATATGACAGGAACAGCTAACCAAGTTGCTCCTGCTAGAGCAAATGCTGCAGGTACTATGCCTGCTGTAGCTATGGCTATTGCTGACGTTGCTAATGGTGCATCAGGTAATTTTTTGATGTATGGATTTGCACATGACTCTTCTGCTTTTGTTTCATTAACCATAGGTGGAGAAGTTTATGTTAGTGATAGTGCTGCAGGAGCCTTAGATGCTACTGCTCCTGCCGATGACGGGGAGTTTGTACAAATTCTGGGAATCGGTATGCACGGCGACAAAATTCTTTTCAATCCTCAATTAGCGATGGTAGAGATAGCATAATGGCTGACATTGAAAAATTGATGTCAGTCGATGATGCTGACATTGAGAAATTCATGGGCGTAAGTAGAGCCGATATTGAAAAAATAATGGGCGTGGATATGCCTAGTCTTGTAAATGCGTGGCAAGGTGACCGAGGAGTATTTGGTGGTGGCTACACAGGAAGTGCCTATGTGAATGTAATGGATTATGTGTCTATTGCAAGTCTTAACAACGCACAAGACTTTGGGGATCTTAGTAACACAATGTGGTACTGTCGTGCAGAGTCTTCCGGAGCATCGGGCCGTATTGTTTTTTACGGAGGACATGATGGCAGTAGTGATATAGCTCAGATAGATTACATTACTACTGCTAGTACTGGAAACGCACAAGATTTTGGAGACACTCATGCAACCGGGTCTGCTCATGGAGCAAGTTCAAATGGCACGAGAG